AGGCATCCAGTCTCCATTGATAGGCAGAGCCGGTCATGAAGCGGATCGCAATATAACGGCCTGAGATTAGGCAGTCATTAGCAATCGTACTACCTATGGTGTGGGTCATTACCGGACCCCATACAGGCTCAAGAAACGGATCAGTCTGACTACCTATTTGAATTAACACCGTTTCACCGGTATTGCCTACAATACGCGGTCTAATACCTCTGATTAGCTTTAAGGTTTCGGACGCATCAAATGACAAGCCTCTGCGCTCAAGATAAGCGTTAGGTATTACGCCATCAAATGATGCTGAAGCATCTAACATGTAAAGTTTGGTGTTATTGCTGCCCATAATAACGCGAGCTGCTGTCGGCACAAAGTCTGGTCCATTCCATTTTGTTAAATCTGAATCCCAAGGTGCTGAATCTTGCGCCCAGTTACCGATTAAGCCATTATCAACCGGACCATAGGTAGCATGATTAACATTCGGCATGTCTCTGGCTGATACCGTCTTGTCAACATAGTTATAGATAATCGCCTTATCACAACTACTCGAACCAATCTGCGGATAACAAATATAGACTTCGTTAAAGAATGGATTAGCAAAGACAAACGCTTTCTGATAATTATCAACGTCAATCGACTGAAATAACGAACGTCTGGTGGCTTTATCCAATATTGATGTCGCAGAATTACCGTCATGAATAATTACGTCATTTTGCGTCAATACCACATGATAGCCATCAATGTCAGCAATACAGTTACGGTTCATCGCACCGGACTTACCCAGCACCTTGCTGAACTTAAAGATGTAATTGCCGCCAATGAAATCCATGCGCCAGCAACTATTTTCTTTATAGATCATAAAGGAGTCACGCAGCTGCATACCGTCAATGATCGGATCATAGCCCTCAGCCAAATCAGCTTCACCGGCCTGCTTGGTAGCATCAGCCTCGTTCCAGCTTGATGGCAAACCACCCGGATCGGCAGGGTGTGACCATTTGACCATGAATGGATAGTTAGTCGATCCCTTAGTGATATTTAACGCAATCAGATAGTTCTTAAACGCCTTGATGGATTTACAGTAAGTTGCAGCTGGCCAGTTCGTTAAATCAACAAACTTGTTAGCGGTGTTAAGGCTCCATGCCATAGGGACGGTTGCTGTATCACCTGCATTGAGGATAGGCACACCCGATAACAGCGTACTTGTCCATTGATTGACGACACCAGTACGAGCCGTTAAGTGTGATATGTCGTAATGTGTAGCTACACCAGCAACAATGGTGACAGCATACTGTTTGCCTGCTGTGGCATACACCCAGAAACGATTGCCAGCGACATTACACGGAATAACATGCTGAGGTGCATAAGAAGGCGTATTATAGACCTCACCATGCCCTAAATACTGCAAAGCATAGCCATCTAAAAACCTAATGTTCTTTGCATCACTCCATGCGTTAATTGGCATTTCAGACTGTGATAGGTCACGATTAAGACCTATCTGTCCAGTTCCTTTTACCTTAACCAACGGCATTTATATAGCCTTACCTGTCAATATTTGAGCTTTACGACCTGCTGCTAAATAGGGAGCAGGAGGCGTTAAAGCTGGCTCAACATTAGTTGTTGATAAGTAATCAAGAGTTTGACTCATAGAATCAAGTGCAAGATTAACTTCAGTCACTCTAATATCTTGAAAACGAGTCCAAAACACTTTTACTATAGGATCAGTTGAGTTTTGAATATACGCCTGCTCCTGTGGATAAAACAGCATCATAAACTGAACCGCTGTTACTATTGGAGGGACAGGCTCAGGTGTTGGAGGCACAGGCACAGGTGGTGGCGCACTCCACTTCTTAGTTGTTTCATTATACACCCACCCATCTTGAACATCTGCTGGCACAATAATAAATTCAGCAGCAACAGTTGGATAGTAAATAGTGGTTGGGTCTGTGGTTGTTACATCAACGGCAACATCATTAACATTTCTAGCGTAATTTGTCATCTTAATAACCTTCTGTCCAATATAAAACTACTATGCCAGCACCACCGCCTGATCCACCACTTCCTGAATCAGCACCGCCTCCACCGCCAAAACCGCCAACACCATTGCCACCGCCACCGCCTCCACCGCCAAAACCGCCAACACCATTGCCACCGCCACCGCCACCAAAACCACCATTATAATTAGCAGCACCACCACCGCCAACTGCTCCATTTCCAAAACCAGCAGTACCAGCATACCCACCACCGCCGCCTAATGATTTAGTAATTAGCTGTAAAAAGGGTGATATTAAATTAGTGCTTGTAGGTTGTGTTATTGAATTTCCAGCCAATCCTGCAATACCCATTCCCCCACTATTAGATGACGCATTTGTCGCAGTTCCTCCTCCATTTGAAGTAGCGGCTGATGCTCCTGTATACCCTGCAAAACCAACTCCACCGCCACCACCAGTTTGTGATGCTGCTGTTGTTCCACCGGCGCCACCCCCTAAGCCACCGCCTCCTGCATACGATGCAGTTGCACTACTAGATCGTCCTCCGATTCCACCGTCGCCATAAAAAGAACCAGCAGCACCACCACCTGCGCCGCCAGAACCTGCCACAGTACTTCCACCTGCGCCGCCAGATGCTGTCATAAACCCACGCAATAACGATGAACCAGAGCCAGTTCCTCCAACTCCACCTGATGTTGTTATTGACATTGATCCTCCTGTTGCAGTTAGCAATGTTCCAAATGATGATGTGCCTGCTGCTGCACCTATCGTGATTGTTGGCAGTAATTGACCCGGTATTACATCAACAATACCGAAAGCAAATCCACCGCCACCGCCACCGCCTTTTCCGTTACCGCCACTATTACCACCACCTCCAAAAACAGCTACGCCGATTTGAAACACATTCTGTGGCACAGTTTCAGTTGATGTTGTGGTAGTAATTAATTTGTATTGTTTCCATTCGGAAGGAGCAACACGAACAAAACCATTAGGCGGTAAAGGATAACCATAAGAACCTTTATTCATTAGAAGTTACCTCCATAAGCCATAACCTTTACACCAGTTTGAGCAATAGTCGTTGTTGCTCTTAATGAATAGCCAGTTGGAATAATCATTGGCATAACATTTGGCGAGTTATTAGTTGATGTTGTAGTGTTAAAAGCCGTTGCTGTGGTGCTTGATGTTACTGCCACAACTGGTATTTGTTGCCATAAATGATAGGTTGTACCATCATAAATAAACAGATTAACAATACCTGCCACTGTGTTCGCTACACCTTGAATATCAATAAAATCAATACGAGTGCCATTTGAACCAGCCGTTAAGACTGTTCCGACCGTAGTAGGCGCAGTCAATGAAGTATCTGCGGTTGTTAGTAGTGCCGCTCCAAATACGGGAGTTGAGGCATATTGTGCTGTAGTTGACATTTTATATAATTCCTTGTGCCATTAATAAATAAGATGGAATAACAAGCTCTGCCCAACTGGCATTAGTACCATCAGTTGTAACAAACTTTCCTGCGTTTCCTGCTTGTGATGGTAGTGCTGCGTTAAACGCTGTTGCAGTAACAAAAGCGCAAGTTGCTATTTGCGTCGTGCTTGTTCCAGTCGGTGCGGTTGGTGATGTTGGCGTTCCAGTTAATGCAGGAGATGCTAAAGGAGCAAGTAAATTATCCGCTGCTATTCTATTTGCAATCTCTAAATTATCCGCTGCCAATCGTATAGCCGCTTCATTAGCAGTAGAAGTTGTTGCAAATTCAGTTGTCGCAAGATTAGTTGTATTGTCACCAACGGTTCTAGTTAAACCAACAGCCTCATTAAGTGTGGTTTTACCAGTTACACCAAGCGTACCAGTAACCAACTCATTACCATCAACAGTAAAATTACCTGTTAATTTCTGATTACCTGTCTTGCTTAAGAACTCCGATCCACCTAATGTGACAAAATTAGTTCCGTCGTACATTAACAACATTGGATAACCAGCAACAATATCACCAGCCGTAGGATCAGCACCTGCCATTGTCTTAATTGATCGAATACCTAAACCAGACACATTAACAGTCAATGCACCTGTATTGGTGACTGCTGCTTTATACAGCAAGCACAACATAGGCGTATAGCCAACTAGAGCGGTGCTAGGTGTTAAAACATGGCCTGTGGCTGTACCAGTATCGGTTGCAGTAACTAAAATCGCTCCAGTGAAGCCGTTAAGCGTTTCTTTTAAAACTGTTTTAAGCAACCTTAAATGGTCATCACCTTGACTCTTTGGGTCGGTTGAAGTCGGTGAGGTAATAACCAGATCATTGATGTAGTTACCTGTTTCAAGTGCCATTATTTACCCCTGCTTCATAGTCATGGTGGCTGATTGCCCCCAGTTTTGTAAATTAATGCGCTCAACATCAGCGCTGTATAGGCTTTCCATACCGGCTATAATTTCATTATCACGGGTGTATTGCCCTGCGTAGATCAAACAGCAATGTAGGTACGCGTCAGGATAATTAGTGAGAATGTCATTGGTTGTGTTGGTATCAGATAAGCCCGGTATCGCTGCCAGATACTCTAACGTTAATGAATAGTTGCCGTTGGGTGTTGGGCCTAGCAGTAAATTACTGCCTCGGATGGAGTAACTTCTTGGCATTGAAGAAGTATAACTTCCCCAGCGTTGCACTAATAGCTCAGGTGGCATAGCGTCTAAGACAATGGTGACACCTCCGGATATCATAGACAGCGATCTGGCCTTATTAAAGTCGTTTGGTAAGGCGATTGTGTTCGTGCCTGATGTTGTGGTTAGGGTGGTCACTTTGTCTAATTGCCGCGTATCCAGATCAAGTTGCATTCTGGCTTCAGCAAGCCTGATAAAGTCAGGAATAACTGAGTCTAAATCAGTACGGTGTAGCC